TTAACTTTCTTCTACACCATCCCACCCGATGAACTCTTCCTCAGCACCGTCGAGCTTCGACCAATCGAGGTATTGTCCACAACTGCCGCAGTAAGACTGGTACTCATACTCGATGACCTTTTTGCAACGAGGGCAAACAGAGAAGCAGTTCCGATCCTCATAGATTTGGACAGTAGTCACAGTTCTGGGCAAGCGGTATGTAGGGGAGAGCAGCAGGTCAAGGATGGTGTGGACAAGAGAACGCTTCTCTGAGGTGTCCTCCCAGACATCATCGGAATTCTGATGGCGGAATCTTTTGAAAGTAATCTTCATTTATAATCACCTCTGCCTAAAAGCATAGATGATTAACACGGACACTTGGATGTATATATGCCTGATTTTCTCCGTTATCCTTGAAAAACGTTACTGAGTAGTATATATTTGAGCTGTAAGAGTCATTCGTTATGGATGCTCACAGCTTTGCCGCTCGAAACTTTGCACACCTCTACGTGGTGAGCGGCAGACAACACAGTATGGATGCTGTGGCTAAGATGCAGAAATTATTTTTTTGATATGGTTGAACAATATGACGGACTATCAATTGGCTTGTGCGATTTCTACTATCATTGGTTCGTACCGTAAAGGTGAACTTTCCAAACCTTTGGATCATAATCACGTTTTAAAATGGGTCAGCCAGTTTGATGAAGCGGATCGAAGCGTGATTCTAGAGGAAACACTTCATATATTGACCAGACAGTACTATAGCCGTGAAGCGATTGAAAATTTGGTAGATGGGATTTTATGTAAGATTCGTGAACAAGTAGGATCTTTTGAAAGTATCATTTTTGCAAATCCTCAAGAACAAGGGTCAAGCCAGAAAATTCTATATACCATTATATCGGAAAAGTTGGGAGAGGAATTTCGTGGTCAATCTGCGGATTTTACAGAACCTGATAAGATATATGTTTATATAGATGATGGATTATATACGGGTGGGCGAGCAAGAACAGATTTGGTAGCGCTTATAGAACTGCTTCCACCAAATAGCAGACTTTATGTGTTTTACCTTTTTGCTTATAGTAATGCCTGTTCGTATAGAGAAGATCAAATTACGGAATTGGCAAAAAATAAGAAGATTGAAATCTGTTTTGATTGGGGGCGCATGTTTTATAATGAGCGCAGTTGCAAGGCAAAATCTATTGATTTTGTGTGGCCCACAATATTGGCAAGAAAAGATGAGGAAGTACTTGCTTATGAAGCTAAACTAAAAGAAACGCAGAAAGCTAATTACCTTTATTACAACAACTATGTTTACCAGAAGGAAAAGGGAATGTTTTCCTCGTATGATGCCGAAGAGCGTGTTGGTTACGCATTTTTGAAATATGGAATCAAAATCTGCAATCAGCTAAACAAATCGACATTTCGCCCTTTAGGGTTAACAACTCCGCCATCCTTTGGATTTGGTTCCCTTGTTGCAACAGACTATAACATTTCCAATACAGCACCATTAGTAATGTGGTGGGGAAGTCTCGAAGTGAATGACGCAGGTCCCGTTGGATGTTGGTATCCTCTTTTTCCAAGACGGGATAACAAAAAACTATATAGTTATGTGGCTGCGGAGGAATCAGCGGTATCAATTCATAACTGTACACTAATTCTAAAAACAGTTTATCGCTTAGCAGTTGACGAATATCAAAAAGACATTGAAAGGCGTAGAGAGGGAATCTGCAATCATGGAATTTTTGATTTAATGTCTTTGGACTTAGAATCGCTTACAGAGAAAAGAAAACAAAGCGACCTTCTTGGTTATCTTCTGTCGTTGAATTTCGAGCACCTTAAAGTCGTTCAAACGGTGATGTATATCGGAAGAGACTACGAAACGATGCTTCAGACCGAATGTGATGATGAATACGATGAAGAATATGATGAGGAGGACTTCAGTAGGAATACTATAAGTTTTCCAGTGCCAAATCCGGATTTTGTATTGTATGAATGGCTTCGAGATTTAGAAGAGTGCAAAGGCTGGAAATCAAAGAGAATTGAAGCTGAACAGGTTTACCAAAAGAAGTCGAGTCTTCATATATATTTGGAACGTGCGTTTAGAATTCTGGGAATAGAATACTGATAATATTGCCATTCACTATCCACCGTGCTATACTATCCTCAAATCATACATAATCTTATTGGAGGTATCATCCTATGCCCAGAACTAAAGGCAGTAAGAACCGTGTCACCGCTACCGCTGACTTCGATGCCCAGATCAAGAAGTTGCAGAAAGATAAGGCGATGCTGGAAGAGGGGCTTTCCAAGACTGTCGCCCAGATCGAAGAGCTGAAGACTGACATTAAGTCTCTGCGTGAAAGTCTGAAACCGCAGAGAGCGGAGATCAAGCAGACCGAAAAGGAAATCGCAAAGCTGGAGGCCAAGAAAGTGGCAGCCGAAGCAAAAGCCGCTGAAGCCGCAAAGAAGGCAGAAGCCGAGGATGTGCTGAAGAAGCTACTGGCAAGCGGCGTGACCGCAGATGAGATTCTCGAAAAACTGAAATAAAGTAATATGCCGTGTGGACTTAACTCCAGAAGTTCACACGGCGTATTTTTGAGTGCGCCATATAGTTTGTGACGATAATAAAAGTGAGGTGAAATCTGTGGATAACACACGCAAGGTCGGCGGTGGACGGAAGCCATCAAAACCGGAGTACAGTGCGACCAAGAACCTGGTACAGCAGATGGAAGCGGCTGCTGAACTTTATACGGACAGAATGAGCCTGCAAGCCATCGCAGACGCACTAGCGCTCAACCCTATCAAGGTTCGGAAACTACTCATCACAGCCGGAGTCTACGAGTCGGACACGGCAAAACTTGTCCGGCAGACCTTCAATACCTTCAGAGAAACACAAAACTACTCCAATGCCGTCACCTCCACCATGGCTGCCTTGCGGCTGTCCTGTTCCTCTGTGACCTCTTATCTGCCGTATGAGAAAGGCGTGTACTTCCCGGAAGATGCAGAAGCAGAGAATATCAGTGCTGGGGCAGAGCGGCAGCGTCACTACCGAGCTGTGGTTGCGCTGAAGAAGAATCCCTGCGAGGAGAACCTCTGGAAGTGCGTGGTGGCTTTTCGGGAATACAAGTTTAAGACGATGTCCGGCTTGCCCTTTACATATACGCTGAAGAAGGGCAGAGGAGATGAATTCACCAAGGAACGGTGGATCGACCGCAGAGAGGGTAGCAAGAGCCTTGCTTGGAGTTCTGTGCTGCTGGCGTATCACAATATCGGAAAAATTGGAGAGGTAGTGGACAGACCCAAGGCGCTGGGAGACATCCGGGGCGTGTCGTATATCTATGGAATGTTCTACCGATTTGGCTTAATTGACGTGCCGGAAAAGGTCAAGGAGAAGATGACGAAGTAATACGAGCGCGGGAGTATAGTTTGTGACGAAATTAAACTGCCCTCCGTGGATAACCACAGAAGGCAGTCAGTTGGTTTATTCCCATTCCTCATCCCGGGCTCGGAGAAGATCCTGTACTTCTTTTTCGGTTGCCGGGCGGATGGCAGGCCTGTTCTGATAGCCCGTTTTGCCGCAGTCTGGGCAACGGTCGGGCAGCGACTCTGCTTCAAAGCAGTAATGGCAGACATCGCAGAAATAGTAGTTCACAGTGTTTTGCACTTCCTTTGCCATGTAGGCGTTTATATATCATCAGGATACTTTTCTATCCCGAGGTAGTCCGCAATACTAGTGATACCCTCACCGGCAAGATTGGCAATATCGTCGAAGGGGATGATGACCGGCAGCTCTTTCTCAATGCCCACTGCTTTTCTATCGCTGTCCTGCATGACTTTCAGTTCTCGATAAACTGGGTCGATCATAACAACTGTGCCGGTCAGACTAATGTATTTTCCGGTGCACTCTGTGGTTCGGACAAAGTACCGGACTACGACCTTCATGCCTTTCTTGACCTGCAGGAGCTTGTCGGATAGGTCGTTCTTCTCCTCATCGGAGAGCTCCACCTTCTTCACTAGCAGCTTGCTGGCTCCTTCACTGGAAATCTCGTCATCGAAGCCACGCAGCGCAGCAAAGGGGCGGAATAGGATGACTTTGAATGCCCCTTTTTGGCGTTTAAAATCTGCCCGTTCCATAACATCGATGTCGAGGGCTTCTGCAAGTTCAAAGGGGTCGTTGCATTTGAATTTCCGAATCAAACGGCGAGGCAAGGCTGATGCTTGCTTATTAATCATGATTGCATTTCACTCCATATCATAGCCGAGAAAGCTGAAAACTTAAAAATCAGGATTCGCTGCCGGATTCTGAAATGCCCCGGTATTTTTTAGGAACGTACTTTCTGTTTTTCTCTTTGGCTTTCCAGTATGCCTCCTGGAAGGCGCGCATCATGGCCTCCATATCTTCCTCGGTAAGCTCACCGCCGGCATACAGGCCGGACACCTCTTTAATGAGACGCTCTGCCTGTTCATGCCCCTTGGATCCGTATTTTTCGGTGGCCTTCAGGATGAACTCGGCATCATCGTCCATGAGTGAATTGACTTCTATACCGAGAGCGTCGGCGAGCAGAGGATAGGTCTCCTTCTGCTTGGGCATACGTTCACCGCTTTCATAATTCTGGATGGTGCGTAGTGCGATGCCGGTCATTTCTGCGAGTTGCTTTTGGGAATACTTTGCAGCAAGTCGGGCAGCCCTGACTTTCTCACCGAATTTCATGGTCATTTCCTCCTGGTTGATAGTACGATATGCGCTATGTTGCGCTTGACAATATGCAAGTTTCCTTGTATAATGTGCATTGCAAACGCAACTTGCATATTTATATTAGCGCACAATACGCAAGTTGTCAAGAGGGAAGAGAATTATTTTCTGGAAAAGAGAGTGCGCTAAGAGCAAGTTATCATTCGATAAAAGAGAATTGCAACATCTTGCAAGAAAATTGCAAGGAAGTGTTGACTACGTGTGCAAGATGTGGTATGACTATGTTGCAAGAGGTCGCAAGAGTGACTTCGAGAAGGGAGACAAAGGTGATGGCAGAAGAATATGTACTGGCGAGAACGCCTGACCTGCTGCGCTTAGGAGAGTTGGTTACGAGGGCAAAGGGACCGAGTCGCACGATGGCTCAGTTTGCGGAGGACTGTGGAATCGGCGCTTCAACGTTGTCCCGGATTGCTAACGGAAAAATTACGAAGGCAGTTTCGTTGGAGAATTTGCAGGCAATTTATGATCACAGGGATGAAAGTGTGGAGCTTCCCTTTGAGACTTTTGCACGAGCTGACGGATATGTTTCTCCAAGGGAATACACCTTTTTAAGACGTCGGGGTTCTCTTGAGGATTTGCGTCAGGCAGAACAAACGGCGCAGAATATAATAACTCTTTCGTTGTTGAATCGTGGCATAACCTTAAAGCGCATTTCACCGGCAACACTATTTCGAGAAGACTTTCCTCGAGTGCGACCTAGCCTGGGGTTAGACCTGAAATGCGAAATAGGCGAAAGACGATGGCTCTTTTTCTATGTACTTGCAGAATGTGCAGAAGATGGAGAACGGAGTGTTTCACCGTTGACTTCCTCTGCAGAGCACATGGCATACAATGCTTTGACAATGAGATCTTCGCTTTTCTTGTTAGATGCGTGGTATCCAGAGAAACTCGATGATACGAGATCAACGATTGTGTTTCGTGATGCAAAGCTTTTCGATGCTGCAGTTGAATTGCTAAGAAGAAGGCCAATACAGACAGCGATGTCTGTGATGCTATTGGATTTTGATGAAGGACGGATTGTGAAGGAACAGTGGATTTCACAGGGACTAGAAAAGTCTGCTCGATTTCAGTCCTCCTCTGCTCCCGTTCCGACATCTGCTCCGGACTCAGTTCCATCCCTTGTTCCATGCTCATCTCCAATAGGCCACCTTTCAATTATTTTTTCTGCTTCATTTAATAAGTCCTCAAGATCGTCCGAGGTCAATGTGCTATATTCAACCAGCTCCTTAGCCGGTCGAAGAATATCCCAGCCTCCTGCATAGTGTTCTTGCTCAAGCAGATGCACTTCTGCACTGCCTGCACCAGCTGCAAGACCAGACACCGTTGTGCCAACAGAACCGAACAGTCCCGCAATCGCAGAACCTGCCGAGCCAGCGATGCCGCCCAGCGTGGAGCCTACGCCGGAGAGCAGCCCGGACAGGCTGCTGCCAACACCACCGAGCTTGGAGAGAACACCAGTCGCAACGCTGCCGAGGTTCGATAATATGCCGGTTCCGCTGCTGCCAAGGCTGCCCAGCTTCGAGATGACACCGGTGATACCTTGTCCCAGACCACCCATCTTGGAGGTCAGCCCAGAGATCAGATTACCGAAGTTCGAGATGATCTGTCCGCCATCGGCGTTGCCGATTTTCGACAGGAAACCACCGATCTTTGTCAGCAGACCACCGCCGCCATCCGTTCCCAGTGCATTGCCGAGATTCGTGAGCGTCTCGCCCAAGCTGCCGAAGGTACTTCATGGAGCCGAGCTTGTCCACGATAGACAGTGCTGACCGTATCGCCCACCTTACTGATACCCTCACCCAGACCTTTCAGGAAATCCGAGTTGAAGGTATCACCGAGGCTGCGGATCGCGTTGCCCAGAGAACTGGTCTGATCGCTTAGGTCTCCGATAGAGGTCTTCATGTCGGAGAAGCCCTGCTTCACTTCATCGCTCATGCTGCCGACCGATGTTTTGGTGATCTTTCCAAGGTCGCTCCACACGGACTGAAACTCGCTGGTCATGCCCTCCAGACCGCTCATCAGGCCAGTTCGGATGCCGGATGCCAGTCCGCTTGCAGCCGACCGAACTCTACTTGTGCTGCCGGTGATCGTAGAAGCAAAGCCACTCACCACAGACCTTACCTTGTCACCCATGTCTCCCACAGGTGTGTTCAGGTTGGTCTTCATGGAGCCAGACAATGTCTTGACCGCTTTGACCACTTTGTCCTGATTCTTCTTGATGCCGCTTGCCAGCAGCTTCATGAAGTCCGGCATATACTCGTCCGCATCGGACAGAGGACCGGTATCAGGCACAGAGAAATGCAGCAGGCTTCTGACTTTGCTTGCCACGTTCTCTGCGGCCCGGACGACCGAGCCTGCCGCCGCACGAACACCGGCCGCCATCTGGGAGCAGATGTCACTGCCCCAGCTGTATGCCGAAGAAGCAATGGAGCTGAGAGAGTTGAAGCTGCTCTTGATGCCGGACACACCGGAAGAAACCGTGGAGCGCAGGTTCGACATGGCGCCGGACACCGCCGACTGCACACTGGAGAAGGTAGAGTTGGTCGTGGACTTCACGCCGTTCCAACCCGAAGAAACCGTGGACTTCACTGCGTTCACAGCCGAAGATGCCGTGCTGCGGATTGTGTTCCAGCTGGAACTGAGTACCGACTGGATATTCGACCAACTGCTGCTGGTCAGGCTGCTGAGGTTGTTCCACCCCGCCGTGACGGAACTCTTGACCGCATTGACTGAGCTGGTGGTTGCACTCTTGATGCTGTTCCAGCTCGTATTCAGCACGGTCTGGATGGAATTCCAACTGGACGTTGTCAAACTGCGCAGATTCGTCCACCCGGTCGTGACGGAAGTTTTCACAGCGTTGACCGAGGCTGTCGTTGCGCTCTTGATGCTGCTCCAGCTCGTGTTCAGTGCCGACTGGATGGAACTCCAGCTGGATGTTGTCAACGTGCGCAGGTTAGTCCAGCCATTGGTGACAACCGTTTTGACTGCACTGACCGCAGTTGTGCTGGCGGATTTGATGGAATTCCAGCTTGCCGTCAGGCTCGACTGGATGCCGGACCAGCTGGATATTGTAAGGGTGCGGAGCTGCGTCCAGCCATTGGTGACAGCGGTCTTTACGCTGTTCAGGCTGGAAGTCACTGAAGTCGTGATGCCGCTCCATGCTGCCGTGAGGTTGGTCTTGACCGCATTCCATGCCGTAGTGGTGTCCGACGCAATGCCGGACCATGCCGCCGACACAGATGCCTTGATGCTGTCGATCTGGCTCGTCACAGACTGTGCCATGCCGGTGCAGGCAGTTGATACGGAATCAGACACACCCGACCATGCGGTCTGGGCTTCTGCCTCCACACCGGACCATGCATTGGAGGTCTCCGTTTTCATCTGAGTGGTAGAGTCACTGGTCTTGCCGGTGATGGCATCCCAGATACCACCAAAGAATCCGGAGATTCCTTCCCATGCGCTGGAAATGCCAGACTTGATACCCTCCCACGCAGTGCTTGCCGTAGACTGGATGCCTTCCCATGCCCCGGACAGCCCGGTCGCCACCGTATCGACCGCAGAGGTCACACCCGACTGGATACCATCCCAAGCTATAGAAATCGCACCCTTGATGCCATCCCATGCAGACGAGGCGGTCGTCTGGATTCCCGTCCATGCAGTCGAAAGCCCAGAGCCGAGCGTCTCAACCGCGCCGGACACAAAGGAGGAGATTCCCTCCCATGCGCCGGAGATGACACCCGAAATGCCCTCCCACACAGTCGATGCCGCCGACTTGATATCCTCCCAAGCCGTAGACCAGTCGCCAGAGATGACGCTCATAACAGTCGAGATGACTGCGGAGATCGCGTCCATAACGCCGCTGACCACGCCGGAGATTGCCTCCCAGACCGTAGAGAATACCGTCTGCAAGCCGGTCAGGATACCGCCAAGGAAATCCGATATCCCGGTGAAGGTGGACTGTGCGTTCTCGTCCATTTCCCCGGTTTTCCCCGTGAAGAACGAGACGATGCCGTTCCAGATACCCTCGAAGAAATCCTTGATCCCCGTCCAGACCCCGGTAAAGAAATCCGAGATCCCATTCCAGACGGTAGATGCTGTGGTCTGGATGCCTGTCAGAATACCAGCGAAGAAATCGCTGATTCCTGTCCAGATTCCCTCAAAGAATCCCTTGATGCTCTCCCAGACCGAACTCCAGTCCGTACCGAACCAGCCGAGGAACACATCTGCTACAGCCTTCAAGGTGTCCAGCACCGTAGAGAAGATGGACTTGATGCCGTTCCAGATGCCGGAGAAAATGCCCTTGACTTCCTCCCATGCGCCGCTCCAGTTGCCCTGGAACAGGTTGGAGAAAACATCGAACAGACCAATAAGGGTATCGAGGACCGTTCCCAGTACAGTGGACACGACCTGAAAGGCACCCTCGAACACAAGAGCCAACACCTGACAGAATCCATCCCAGACTGCTTTCAGCACCTCGACGATATCCTTGAAGTCAAAGCCGAGGGCATTGAGCCGCTGGGTCAGTTGGTCGCAGAAGCCGCGCACCTTTTCGACGATTCCGTTCCAGATGTTGGTGATGGCGGTGCGGAACTCCTCATTGGTGTTCCAGAGGTGCATGAAGGCAGCGACCAGCGTACCGATGACGGCTACGACCGCCATAACCGGCGCCGAGACCCCACCGAGTGCTGCGCCCAGCTTACCGAACAGTCCGGTTGCACCGCCCACCCGGGTGGAGAGCAGTCGGATGCCCTTTGCCAGCGAACTGAATCCTCGCAGAGCCGTACCAACTGTCGATATGGTCTTTCCCAGTACAATGAGCAGCGGACCGATGGCCGCAGCCAGAGCCGCCACCTTGAGGATGGTTTCTCTGGTGCTGTCATCCATGCTGTTGAGCTTGTCCACGAATGCCTGCACCGCCGACACGATCTTGCGGATGGTGGGCATCAGGAGGTCGCCAAAAGAAATAGCCAGCTCTTCCAACTGAGATTTCAGAATGGTGAGCTGACCATTTAAGTTGTCCTGCATGGTTTCTGCCATGCTCTCCGCAGAACCGTCACAGTTCTCGATGGCACCACGGAGCTTGTCGATGTCACCTTCGCCGGCATTCATCAGGGCAAGGAAACCGGACATGGCGTTCTTGCCGACCAGCGATTCGGCATTGGCTGCCTTTTCGGATTCGGTCAGACCGGAGAACGCCACACGGCAGTCCGCAAGGATATCGTTCAGGCTTCTCATGCTGCCGTCCGCATTGCTGGTGGCGATAGTGACCTCGCCGATGTTCTTGCCTGCAAATGTCACTTCGCCAGCAAGGTTGTTCATGATGGATCGCAGCGAAGTACCTGCCTGTGATGCCTTGATACCGCTGTTTGCCATGAGACCGATGGCTTCTGCGGTGTCCTCTGCGCTGAAACCCAGCGCACCGGCGATAGGCGCACAGTACTTGAAGGTCTCGCCCATCATGCTGACGTTGGTGTTTGCATTGGACGATGCCGCCGCAAGGATGTCCGCAAAGTGACCGGAATCCGCAGCCGACAGACCAAAGGCGGTCAAGGCATCCGTGACAATATCCGAGGTGGTCGCCAAGTCCTCACCGGATGCAGCAGCAAGGTTCATGATGCCCTCGATACCATCCAGCATATCCCCGGTCTTCCAGCCGGCCATCGCCATGTATTCCATAGCGGAGGCTGCTTCGGAGGCTGAAAACTTGGTCTTGGCACCCATCTCACGAGCTTTTTCACGCAGGGAATCAAAGTCAGAGCCAGTCGCGCCGGAAATGGCGGCGACCTTACTCATCTCCTGGTCGAAGTCTGCTGCGGTCTTCACCGCCGCTGTGCCTAAGCCAGTAACCGCCGCTGTGACCGGCAGGAACTTCTTACCCACACCCTCGACCTGAGAGCCGACCGTCTGGAGCTTTTCCCCCACCGCATCGATCTTGGCAAGGGTCGTATTGGTTACCGCCGCCTGTTCCTGCAGGGATTTGAGGTTCTGCTCCGTCTCCACGATCTCACGCTGGAGTGCATCGTACTGGTCCTGCGTGATCTTGCCATCTGCAAGCTGCTGGTTGGCCTGCTCTGCCGCCGTCTTTAAGGTGGTGAGCTTCTCCTTGGTGGCTTCGATAGCCTCCTTCAGCATCCTCTGCTTCTGGGTGACAGCCTCGGTGTTGGAGGGGTCCAGTTTCAGGAGCTTGTTGACATCCTTCAGCTCAGACTGCGTTGTTTTGATGGTTTTGTTGACGCTTTCCAGTGCCTTGGAAAGTTTTGTAGTATCGCCGCCGATCTCAACGGTAATGCCTGCGATTCTGGATGCCATGCGGATAACCACCTCCTTCGGGGCATAAGTAAAGGCCCATCCGCACAAGGCGAATAGGCCAAAGAAATATTATAGTCAGTATCAAATCCGACCGACTTGCATACAATATATTTGTAAACAAATAAGTCGATGTTCTTGTTGACGTTTTCGCAAACCCATGCTATAATGCAAGTGAAGAAAGGAGTTGACAATTATGGCATCTGTTATGAGTGCAATCACCAATACCGTTCCTATCACCCAGTTTAATCGAGGGCTTGCCGGCAAGATTTTTGATGAGGTTAAGCAGTGTGGTGCAAAGGTTGTCATGAAGAACAACACTGCGGAGTGTGTCCTTATCTCTCCTGACGAGTATGTCCGCCTGATGGACGAACTGAATGACGCTCGCCTTTTGGCGGTCGCCTCTGAACGTATGGCGCACTTTGACCCTTCTACCTTGATTTCCGAAGAGGAAATGAACCGTCGGCTCGGTGTCACTGAAGACGACCTCTCCGGTTTTGACGAGGTAGAAATCGAATGAGTTGGAAAGTCGAATACCTCCCAGAAGCGGAAAAAGACCTCAAAGGTTTAGATGGAAGTCAGCGCAATCTTGTTCTAAAAGCAATCAAGAAAGTTCAGCAGAATCCTCTTCCTGTCGATGAGAATGGCTACGGAAAACCTCTCGGCAATCATAGCAGCACCAGTCTTGCAGGTTTAATGAAAATCAAACTTCGCTCCGCTGGTCTGCGCATTGTTTACCAACTTCGTCGTACTGAAACATCCATGATGATAATTGTCATCGGAGTTCGTGCAGATGAAGAAGTTTATGAACTTGCCCAGAAGAGGGTTCGTAAACACGATATACTCGGTTGACTATCTTCACCCAATCAGCTATAATTCAATAGTGATCAGGTTTCGGTAACCTTGCGAGGTCTGAGACCGGGAAGATGACCTCCGGGCCACCTTCTTTCTCCCCCAGCTGTGCACGGCTGGGGGATTTTTCTTTATCCTCGCAGACTTTCGTGCTTATTTTGCAATCAATATAAGCACGAAAGTTTGGTCAGAACCGGTCAAAGTCTGCCTGCGATGCCAGCTCCTGATACGGATACTCATCGTTCTGCCGCTCTGTGAACATGTCATTGACCAACCCGATGGTCAGCAAGTCGAGGTCGGCGATGCTGATACCGAGCTGCACACAGCGCAGCATGAAGAGCGGGGTGGTCATTACCCGCTCACTTTTGCGAGGTTTTTTCTTGCCTCTACCTCCGTCTGCACGTTCAGGCCCCACAGTTCGATCAACTGGGGCAAAATCTGGTAGATGGAGAAGGTGTTGAAGTTCTCCAGCCACTCATCCGGTGTGTCCGGCACCTGATCAGGATGGGCGTGCTTCGCCATAATGTAGGCGATATTCTCGAACATCTCCAGACTGAACAGGTCAAGGCTGGAACTTTCCTCATCATTATCCCCCACGCTCTTTTCCAGAGAGCGCAGGTCCTTATAGATGTCCCGGCCGAATTTGATGCGGTACAGACGAGGAACGGCTGCGCTGGCGCGGAACTCCACCATCTGACCATCGATCTCGATTTTCTTCGTAACTGCCATAGTCTTTATCCTCCATTTCATGTAGAAAGGGCAGAGCCTCCGCCCTGCCCTCGGTTCGTGTACTTGCTTACTCTGCCGGGTCGATGCTGACCAGCGCATTGCCGCCGCTGACGGTGGGCAACCTGCCGTCCCATTTCTGGATCTTCTGGTACTCGATCAGGGAATCCGACAGGCTTTCTGCAATCTTGCGGTTAGCCTCAGCCTGAGCATCTGCGGCGATGGAAGTCTTCTGTGCCTCCGCTTCTGCCTTGGTGATTGCAACCTGCTTATCTGCTTCTGCCTTAGCAATGGCAGCCTCGTTCTCGATCTTCTGCTTATCAGCGTTCTGCTGGGCGATGGACTTCTGCTGGATAGCGGTATTATAGGCTTCCTCAAAATCCATATCGTTGATGACCACCTTATTGATGAACACCGCACCCTCGCCGTACTTCTGGTTCAGGGATTCCGCCAGCTTCTGCTGGGCCAGAGGCTCGATCTTGGTGCGATTGGTCACTTCATTGGGGCCAAGCTCTGCCATCGCGGACTTGATGGCAGATGCCACCAGTTCGTCACCGACCAGATTCTTGGTGTCAGACACATTTGCGTACAACCATGCGCTCCTTTCGGGAAGCACCTGATAGGTCACAATGACATCTGCGGCATACACCGGAGTCTTGTCGGAGGCTTCACCCCAGATCTGCGCCTCAATATTCTTATCCTGCTGCTTGTTGTTGACGGTGTGGATGCTCTGGACGAACGGAACGGTGAAGTTCAGCTTACCGCTTTGGATGGTCGTTTCCTGAATCTGACCGAAGCTGGTCTTCACGCCGGTATAACCAGTCGGGACAATGGTCACAGACCGGAACAGCAGGAAAGCCACAAAGATGACAGTGAACAGGGAAAATACACGATGCTTTTTCATATTGAAAATCTCCTTATACAATAATGTAGGAAGCAGAGCCGAAGCCCTGCCTCGGTTTATCAGCCCTGAGGATCAGTCTCCTCAGTCACCACACCGGAGGCCTCTGCCTGCGGCTCATAGACCTTCTCGTACCACTTGTTGTAGACATCGTCGCTGGTGTTGGTGCCGGTCTTGGCCTTGACATAACCGTTTGCCAGCGGCGTTGCCTGCAAGGTCAGGGTGTCGGTCTTGACCTCCTTGCTGTCCTCGTTGGTATCACCTTCGATGGACGGACGGCTTGCCACACAGTTGTACATAACGTGGCGGATATGCCGCTGGTCGCCATCGAACTCGAACAGGAACGCGAAATGCTCCAGTTCTGCGTTGGCGTTTTCCGCCAGAACGCCGTTGCCATCCAGTTCCTCGTGCATGATATCCGTGAGGAAGGACTCCGGAATCAGGGCGATTTCCAGATCACCCTCATAGCCGGAGTTGTTATTCACGACATAGTAGGCGATATTGTCCGCATAGAACGGCTCAATATCACCATTGGCATCCAGGGACAGACTGACCGCACCAGGGATGCGTACCGGGGTATCGTAGGTAACGCCGCCGTCCTCGTCAAAGGTTGCCTTGGCGTAATGGCAGTTTTTCAGGCCGTACTTGACCTTGTTGCTTTTCTTACCCATTGCTTTCTCCTCTCGTGAAAAAAGCCCTGCGGCTGACTCAGACGGTCAGCTCATACAGGACTTCATACATCTTTTCCGTCTCGATCCAAGCCTCGCTCTTTTCATAGAAAAGCTCGTGGGCGGTCAGGACTTCTTCGATTGCTGCCTCCGTATCCGGATCTTTGTAATCGGTGTACACCTCAATGTCCAGCCGATTGAAGTGGTGGTACACGATGCCGTCCGCACTAAAATTTGCGGCTTTCGGATACAGAAAACAGATGAATGGCGGATCAGGGCTTTCCCCTTCTGCAAAATGGTCATACGCATAGGGCAGCCCCATTTCTTCCACCATCGCTTTGACTTCTGCGTGGGTCATGGCATCCTCCTACTTCAGTGCTTTCTCGATGAGGCTTTGGAGCAGCTCGACCCCCTCCTGCTCGGCAGGAGCAATGTGCGGTCTTGCCGCCACACGCCCACCGCCGCGCTTGGCGTGGCCCTTTTCCAAAAGATGCGTCAGCTGGTATCGGTCTTTGGAATGGACGACCATCTGAAGGCTCTGACTGGATTTCTCCTGCTTGGTCGCCACCCAGCTCGACTTATACCGACCGGTCCGGGATGGCGCGCCGGCCTCGATTTCCTCCTTGACCGTCTTTGCCGATTTCCGAACCGCTCGTTTGACCTCGGAGGATGCCAGCTTCGCATGGGGTGTAACCTCCTTGGATGTATTCGTGAGAGGAAGTCCTCTCATAATGCTTACTGAAATTCGGGAAAAGGTACCCTATTTTCAAAAACTTTTCTTGAGCCTTTTAATTGCGGCAGCCATAATTTTGCTGACCACGGGTCTTACAATCCCCAATTCTTCTGCGATTTCATACTGGTTCAGCCCTTTATAGAAGTAGAGCTGGATGATTTCCTGCTGACGATCCGTGAGCTTACCCATAGCGGCATACAGCTTGCGCAGTTCCTCTTCTGCCAACATTTCGGCATTTTCTTCATCCATGAAGTCCACCATAACGGCATCCGACCAGTCAGAGCCATCGCAATCCAAACTGGCGGCCTCATTGATGGCAACCGTCTTGCTGCGGTTGCTCTCCATCCGGCGTTCGCCTTCCATGACCAGACGCACTGACCACTCGGCATCCTCGAACACTTCCGCCGGAACGACCTCGTATGTACCGTCATTGAAATCGTAGCGGTAGTCGCCGCAGCGGTCGATGGCCATGACCGTGTGTGCGCCATCCTCTTCATAGACGGCGTAACCATTCTCATAGGCTGTGAGCGTTGCACCACCCACCACAGTTCTAGCCGCAATCACAGGATGCATCTCCATAAGCTGTGCGTACTTCGGCAGCTTCTTTTCGATAACCGCAGCAACCGTGTTCTTCAGCTCACGCAGAGAGATATGTGCGTTGACAGTCAGATTCTCGACTGGCTGCGCCACGCTCTCCACTGTCTGCGGTAACGGCTGGCGGATTTCCATCACGCCTACGCCACCATTGATTGCAACTACCCCGTTCATCATCATGTTAGTCATCTTTTTGTCCTTTTCCCCCGGACTCTGGGAGGGAGAAGGATACCGATGACGGAAGCGGAGCAGGGCTCACATTCTGAGCTGTGACTGCCTGCAAAACGCAGAAAGCCCGATTCCAGAGATGGGAGGTACACCCATAGACCGGCTGTTCTACCGCAGCAGACAGTGTCTGCCAGCTGGTAAAACTCCGTTATGGTATCCTTCGCCTTCTCTAGAATCGGGCTTACGATATTATTTTTTGTTCTTGGGGCTTGTCCCTTGAACTGACTCAATTATAGATGATTTAGCGGCCTTTTTCATTTCCCCAAAAGGTGATTATGCTCTGCCAAAATCTACATATCTGTAGACTTTCCCTTTCACAAAAACAAAACCGTGCAGCAGCCACTGCACGGTTCACACGGCCTTCCTTTGAGGGACTTCGAATCTTCTAGCCACCATCAGCAAGGCTTCTACATCTTCTGTTCCTAGGCTTCCAACAATTGCCAGTAATTCTCTTCTTGACTTTTCCTCCTCTTCCATATGTACTTGAAGCCGATCTGGCACCAGTTTATCAACAGGTACCTCCAGAGCCTCCGCCACATCAAACAACGTCTGTATTCCCATTTCGACCTTTCCGGTTTCATATCGGGAAATGGTTTTGTTGGTGCAACCTCCTCCAAGTTCTTCAGCAAGAGCATCCTGCGTCATGTGTTTCTGTTTGCGAATCTTCTTGATTTGCTGACCAACAAGTTTCGGGTCTGATTGCCATGCTACACTCAA